AAGTAAGGACTGGGCAACATGTTTCTGGGCAATAACGAAGTGTCTTGAAATAACTCAGCCAACTCATACTTATATGGGTAGCAGCGACTGTTGGGGTAGTGAGCCATATGATTTAGGTGGAATAGCTGCTTGGTACTTAGGACTAAAAGAAAAATCAAGAGAGATGTGCCTAGCGGCTTGGAAGCTATCACCATCTGACGAAAGATTGCGTAAAAACTGTGAACTAGTAGGTGCTGATCTATCATCATGAAAACGGCATTCGTGATTACTAGCGTTATAGAAGCTAATAACGAATTTCCCTTAACGTACTCTAGCACTAGAACTGCGTTTTCTGCTGGAGAAAGATTTAGGCAAACAATATTCACAATTGCATGTATGGATGCAGCATCTACAAGAGATACCACTATATTTTTATTAGATGCTTCGAGTAATGCCGAACCATATAGGGCTAGTCTAAGTTATCAAAAAAATTTAAGATTCATATCCGTATTAGAAGAATTTCCAGACTTACATAAAGTTGTCAGGGAACATCCGAATAAGAGTCATTGTGAAGCACTAATGCTATTAAAGTTCTTTGAAAAGTATAAATTACAGTTGCAAGAGTACGATTACATATTCAAAATGAGTGGTCGATATTTTACAGACGGCAGCTTTGATTTGAAGATTTGTAACGAAAATAATCTAGATAAAATATTTTTTAAGAAGGCAATGCATTATGATTGGGTAGATGGTTATCATCCACCAATGTTAGATTTAAGAACCGATCAACAAGACAATACTATTCGAATGTATTCATCAGTTCTTTATGGATTTGGCTCTAGATATATTGATACATTTTTAGATATATACCATTTTACTAAGACTATAACATACCATCCAAACGGCTCAATTTATTATATGGAACAAATGCTGTACTTCCTCACTAGAGGTCACGCTAATAACATAGTAGAGACTGATTGGTTAGTGTATGGATGGGACGGCACTAATGGCAACTTTGTAAGATATTAATATGAATTTAGAACTAATGATAATCGATAACTTCTACCAAGATCCGGACAACGTACGAGCATTGGCATTGTCCCAGGAATTCAATGTGACTGGAAACTTTCCTGGTAGGCGTACTAAACCTTTTCTAACTGACGATGTTAAAGCTGCCATAAACTACTGGATGTCTGCTGTTGGGCCAATCACACATTGGTTCGAGGAAGACGGTTTCACAGGCAGTTTTCAAATTGCAACTGCTACTGATCGAACTTGGATTCATTCTGATTATTTTAACAGTTGGGCAGGCGTCTGTTATCTAACTCCTGATGCCCCACATACCAGCGGAACAGGCCTGTACCGTCATAGAGCATCTGGTGAATACCGCAGAACCACTTGCGATTACGAAGGTTACGATTATACCAAATGGGATCTATTCGATAGAATTGGCAATAAGTACAACCGCCTTATACTTTATCGTGGTGACCTGTTCCATGCTAGTTTGGATTATTTTGGAGACAATACAGAGAACGGTAGATTGTTTCAAACATTCTTTTTCAATACTTAATACATGAAAGAAAAATTTATAAAATTATACAGCGACTGGGCGTCTAGAGTGGCGCAGTTAAGCTATGCTCGCAGGTTAAAAGTCGGAGCAGTCATTGTCAAGGATGACAGTGTCATTAGTTACGGGTATAACGGTATGCCACACGGTTGGGACAACGACTGTGAAAATGTAGTTGGCTTCATTGGTGGGCAACCAGAATATCGAACAAAACCTGAGGTGCTACATGCAGAAAGAAACGCACTCGATAAACTTGCAAAGCGGGGCGGACTTGGTGGAGATGGTGCAGCTCTATTCACAACCCATGCTCCTTGTTTAGAGTGTGCAAAAAGTATCTACAGTGCCGGTATAACAGAGGTGTATTACAGCGAAGATTATAGATCTGAAGAAGGCATCTACTTTCTAAGAAAATGCAATGTATCAGTGGAAAAAGTTACAAATTAAAGCAGTATATAATGAAACATTAGTATAGATAATTAATAGTATATCCGGAGCCCGATTATGACTAGATCGAAAGCACGATTCAACTGGTTTTCGTTAGATAGGGGGACTATAATTAGTTTCATGATGTTTCTTGCCCCGGATCTTGTCAATAAATCACTTACAATAAACCAATTCCACAGCAAATTAACTAATCACTTGAGGCACTTGGCGCCGTTAAGATTTCGAAAATCTACAAGCTATAAGGTCGAGTCTAACCAAGTTTGGGTGGGCGGGACCTATTACAGTGACTGGGATCAAGAACGAAAGAAGTGCATAGAGCTCTTATTTGTGTATCCTTTATTTGATGATACTGTTTGTATCACTAAGCGAAGATTTTCTGGAATGTGTCGAACAATAGCCGACACTTTGCTCCATGAGATGATCCATATGCGGCAGTACAGAAGACGTAAGTTTAAGATTATTCCAGATTACAACAGCACTGCTGAAAAAAGTGAGCTAAGGGAAGAGCAGAGTTACCTGGGGTGTAGCGATGAGATTGATGCTTACGGGTTTAATATTGCATGTGAACTAATAGATAAGTTTAAGGGCGACTATAATTGTATATTAGAATATTTGAGCGAAAATCAAAAAGGAAAACGCAGAAGACATAATAGTTGGAGGATGTATCTAAAAGCATTCCAGCATGACCATAGTCATCCAGTTATCCAAAAGTTAAAAAAGAAAATTGTTCAGCATCTTCCGCAGGCATACATTGGCAAACCTTACCGAAATAGAGACTGGATTGATCGTTGACATAATTAGCAGTTTGTGCTATACTGAGTTGTATGAATATCACAACTCGACAATCTCAAATAAAGCGACTGGATCGAACTGATCGTAGATTTATTATCTACGATGACTTTGTCGCCGTTCCCCGAGCAGGATTCGAAATTAGCAAGACTTGCCCTGGGGAATATCGAAGTATTTTAATGCAAGCAGTTCAAGCAGGTTGGATCAAACCTGTTGCTCACGTTCACGAAAGAGAACTGCTTTTTATGGGACTTTCCGAATAAATGAGTATATTATTAGATAAAAATCCAAAAATAGGAATAGTTGGATTGGGGTTTGTGGGCTCCGCTGTCATGGAGGCCATGGATGGAAGTGCTAACCTAGTCCTTGTAGATAAGGATAAAAGTAAGGCACTGAACGATTTTTCTGATCTTATGGACTGCGAAGGTGTGTTTGTCTGCGTACCTACTCCAATGGGAGACGACGGCGCTTGCGACACATCAATCTTAGAAGAAGTGTTGCATAAACTACGCGACTTCAAAGGAGTTATAATTAGTAAGTGTACTGCACCGCCAACTGTATATGAACAATTGAATTCAAAATACCCGAACCTAGTTCATTCTCCAGAGTTCTTAACCGCTGCGAACGCCAGTCGTGATTACTACGGCGGCAAGTTCGCAATCATTGGTGGATCCGTTGGCGCATATATTAGAGATGCAGAGCGAATAATCAAGATAGGACAACGGCACTTGCAACAGATTAGACATTGTTCTATCGGTGAAGCAGCGTTGGCCAAGTATGCTATCAATTCTTTTTTAGCGGTTAAAGTTACTTTTATGAACGAAATTTATGAACTAGCAAAGGCAGGTAATCAAAATTTCAATACAGTTGCTAGCCTAATGAGTTTGGACGATCGTATCGGTAACAGCCATATGCGAGTTCCGGGACCTGATGGTAAACTAGGATTCGGCGGGATGTGTTTTCCAAAGGACACATGTGCATTATTAAGCTACGCTGAGAAACTAAACTCTCCAATGAATGTTTTGGATTCTGCTGTCAAGAAAAATATTGTCCTACGCTTGACTGAATCTAAATAATAGTTTAACATAACAGACATATCGGAGATTATTATAATAATGGATACAAGTAAAAATTTAAGTCAGGCCATTCGCCAAAAGATGGTTTTAGACGGAAAACGGTTCTGGGCAGGCGACAACATCAGCGAATACGTTACACCAGAAATCAAACACAAACTAATAGACGAAGCAACAGAAGCATTTGAACTAGTGCTTGATCGATTACTTATTGATCGTGAGAACGATCCTAACTCGCACGGTACGGCGAGGCGCCTAGCGAAAATGTACTTTAATGAAATAATGAGTGGACGTTATGACCCAGCACCAGACGCAACAGCATTTCCAAATGATTCGGAAGACCGCTACGAAGGCATGTTGGTTGTTCGCAGTGAGCTGCGTAGTATGTGCAGTCATCACCATCAGCCCGTTAATGGCGTTGCTTATATTGGTATTATTGCTGCCGAGAAACTCATTGGCCTCTCAAAATATACACGCATCGCTCAATGGTGTGCCCGACGTGGTACTCTCCAGGAGGAGCTTGCTAATGATATTGCCAAAGAGATTATGAAGGCAACTGGAGCAAAAGACGTAGGTGTGTATATTCAAGCAACTCACGGTTGTTGTGAAAACCGTGGCATTATGGCACACTCTAGTCTGACACAGACTACAGTGCTTAAAGGTGCATTCAAAGATGATGCAGGAACTAAGAAAGAGTTCTTTGACAACATCAAACTTCAGCAAGATTTTGCTCCGAGATAATTATGGCTACATGGAAGATTACTAACGCAACAAAAAAGAATGCTGTGGAAGTCCAATACTGGACTAAGGACGGTGTTACTATCAAACGCATTGAAGGATATCGTTGGGGCATCTGGACTTGTGAGAGCGACGAACAACCTGATATCGATTTAGCTAATCCCACTGGGTATGAGTTAGGGTGTACTGACTACGAATGGGAAATGGAAGAAATGATCGATGGTTGTTGGATGGAATGGGAGTTTCCGCAACAAATGTCACCTCAAGAACAAGAACAAATACAATCAGCATGGGACGAAAATTTCTATGAGGGTCTCGAAGAACTTGGATGGTACAACGACGAAACTGAGCAATGGATTTATGGACCAATCCAATTAACAAATGAAGATACTGGTGAAGAAATTAAACCAGAATAAACACTATAAAGGCAGAATATGAAAAAAGGTAAACTAAAAATACCAACTACCAATAAAGCACCATTGGCTACTACATCTACTCCCACAGTTAATACTGGAAAGCCAGCAACTAAGCCACCTAGCATTATGATTGCTGTTCCTTCTATGGAAATGGTCAATGCTGAATTTGCACAGCATTTGGCAATGTCTGCGGCAAACCTTGTTGCACATGGGATTAGAATTAACTGTGCATTCAATATCGGTAGTGTTATCACTATTGCAAGACGTAACCTAGTAGACATTTTTCTTAAGAGCGACTTTGATTATATTTGGTGGGTCGATAGTGATATGAAATTTCCGATCGATACTCCACTTCGACTCCTAAAGAGAAACAAGGCTATTGTTGGCGCAAACTATAGGCGTCGTAGATTCCCAAATCCATCGTTCACCGGTATGAGTGGGGAATCTGGTAGCTTCAAAGAATTCCAAACTACTGACAACAGTCCAGCTATGGAATTAATTGATGTTCTACCACACGGGCTGGTGCTATGCAAGCGTGAAGTTTATGAAAAGATTCCGCAACCACACTATATTCAAGAATACGTTCCCGAACTTAATTTAGAGATCGGTGAAGACATTTATTTCTGCCAACAGGCAAAAAAGGCAGGGTACGAAATCTGGTGTGATCAAGAGCTGAGCCGGGAAGTATCTCATATTGGTATTTTCCACTACAACTATAACCTAAGCGTTCCTAAATAAAGGGTAATATATGTTTGAATCAATCGAAATCCGTAAAGTAAAAAACGGCGTCGTGGTCACTTTGCGGACCGATGATGAAGACGCAGAATACGTTTACGATACTGATAGAAAAGCTATCAAGTTTATTAAAGACTTGTTAGAATCTAAAGGTAGCGTAAGCGTTAAAGAGAAACAACATGACAGTTAAAAAAGAATACGCAGTCGGTGACACCGTTTGGATCTATGGAGTTAATCGAAGTAACACAAAGCCAGTGGCTGGAAAAGTCATCAAAATAATTGACTTAAAAGATGCTGGGTTTGCAGGAGACTACTACATTATTGAAGTTCCGACACATATAGATTCTCTACTCGAGTTGAGAACGTGGGAAACAATTAGTCAAGACGAACGTGGTCCTGTGGGTGGTTTTCGAAATCTAAATATCGAATCCACTGTCAAATATGCATCTAAGGTAGGGTTTGTTTTCGATGATAACCCAGAACTAGATTCAGAAGATGACGGGCCAAGCCCCGACGAGATTCACGCAGCACTTCAAAAAAGTCAAATGGACATGTCCCATGGTCCGTTGGATCTCAAAGACTCAAACACAAAATCCAAGCGCAGACAATATAAAAAGAAAAAAGCATGACCCTTATTAGAGACCCATGGACTAGTGTTGTATCTCAACTAGTTTCTAATTATGATGATCTAAAAGAAGTAATGGAAACGGGGCCCAAGATTATTGCAAAGTTACATAAAGTAAATCTCCAATGGCGTGTTCGAATTGAAGAAAATTGGACCGACACTGATATTGGAGATCAATACTATACTGCCGACTACAGTAATTTAGATGCTAGGTGCAAATGGTCAGAAGAACAATTAGCAAGTTGGAAGTTTGCTATTAGATTGAGTCATCAAGAATGGAAATTCTTTACTAAACGCCAAGCTGAAAAGTTTGTAACACTGTTTAACTTAAAATGGGCACAGTAAAATTTCAAATTGTTGGAGACGGCGACAAACAAACTGTAGAGGAAATACACAGAGTAGTAGTGCATCAATTCATACTAACCGATGTAGAAGATCCCGACATATATGCTGCTGAACCTATGTGGGAGTGGCAACAGACTGATGCTGGTAAGTTTGTAATGGAAAACGTGAAGCAGAAACCCGAATTTCATATACATGTCGACAATGTAATTCTAGGATATAGATGCATAATAATCGCAGAGCTTGAAAAAAAGAAATTAGTAGAGTATTACTTGAAATTTGGAAAAATTAAATAAAGTATGAAATTCCTAATACTTTTATTTTTTCTTTTACCGATCCAAGCTACTGCAAGAAGTGCTGCGTTATATAACTTTACCGATTCGGTAATGGAAGTGTCGCAAAATGACACAAGCACAGTACCGATTGCCAGTATTACTAAATTATTCACTGCAATGGCAGTAATAGATAGCGGTGAAAATCTATTTGAACAAGTTAAAGTTCAGGGGAGTGCGACTGGAAGACTGCCAAAAGGTTCGATGGTTACTAGAATAGAGTTACTAAAAGCAATGCTGATCGCTAGTGATAACAGAGCATCGGACAGTTTAGCACATGCCCATCCAGGCGGATATGAAGAGTTTATCAAATATGTCAATGATCGCATAAGTGATATCGGTTTGCGAAGTACTACAATATCAGATGCAAGTGGGTTAAGTGCAAATAATATTAGTACTGCGGAGGATTTAGTAAACTTTGTTTGGTGGCTAAGAAAGTACCCGCTAATTGTTCAAATTAGTTCAATGTCAAATGACCATATAGAATTTGACAATCATAGGAATAAGCCTGTAAAATTACAAGTAAGAAATACCAATCCAGATATTTCAAAATATAATGTATTAATTAGTAAAACTGGTTTTACTAGCAGAGCAGGTAGATGTTTATTAATGCTAGTCAACCATAATGATACTATATTCGGTGTAGTAGTTCTAGGAGAAAAGAATACTATTAGTCGTTCAAAAGTAATAAGGCATTTAATTTATAAAAAGGAATATAATAAATGAACGTGTTTCGAGATCAAGAAAAATTTATGAGGGCTTGCGACCAAACGGTCGATGTGTTTAACGAAGATCAATTCAAACTATATGTTAAGCTAATTGAAGAAGAGTTCAAAGAACTTCAAGAAGCTATTGCTAGTGGTGATCGAGTTGAACAGCTAGATGCATTAGAAGATATTCTAGTAGTCACTGTTGGTGCAATCCATAGCATGGGTGCAGACGGTGAAGGTGGTTGGAAAGAAGTTATGGGAACTAATTTCGCCAAAATTGATAAAGAAACTGGTAAAGTTCGCAAACGTGAAGATGGTAAGGTACTCAAACCCTTAGGTTGGGAACCTCCAAATCTAAAACCGTTCGTTACCAAATCCAATTGACATTTTCTTTGAGTTGTAGTATAATAGTCACATGACAGCAGTAATTAGACACGGCGACACTTGCAAAGTGAGACAAGCCAATACCACACGGTTGGTTGACGCAACGGTTCTTGATTTTAAGGACAAAACACATATGACAGTGGTGTTCAATAAATCAGTTAAGTTGTCCATGACATGGAATGGTAAAGTTTATGAGGGTCGAATGGCTGGAATGGACTTTGTTAGCGATGGACCAAGTGTAAATAAATCATTAACTTCTATTAGAGGGTAAACATGTACGCAACGACATATAGATCAGCAGAAGCAGTTAACACCGCTATGGCAGGTGTTTATAAAAACATGGGACTGGCAGTGCTAGTATCCATGATTGTCAGTTACCTTGTAGGAACTAATGCTACACTAATGGCATTTTTCTTTACCGGTATTATGAAATGGATTGTTATCTTTGCTCCGCTTGTAGCAATGTTTGGAATTATGTTTTCATTGGAAAAGGTAAGTAGACCAGCGGCACACTTGATGCTACATGGGTTTGCCTCACTAATGGGGCTGAGTTTTGCTACAATTTTTGTAGTATACAATATGGGCAGTATTGTTACAGCCTTTATGGGTGCTGCTGTTCTGTTTGGAGTTATGAGTTTCTATGGTTACTTTACTAAAAAGGATCTTAGTGGCTTAGGTAGTTTGTTGCTGGTAGGTTTGATTGCTATCATTATTGCTAGCGTTATCAATATCTTCATCGGTAGTACAGTATTCCAAATGGTAATTTCAGCTATTGCTATTATTGTGTTCCTTGGGTTGACTGCCTACGACACTCAACAAATTCGAGAAATGGTCAGCTATGATCGTAACGGAAATGCTGAAGTGGCTGGTGCACTTACCTTATATCTGGACTTTATTAACTTGTTCTTGAGTCTACTACAACTATTTGGCGAAAAGAAAGATTGAAATGCGTAACCACTATTGGACTTGCTCCAAGTTTGCCGACTGGATTCGTGGCACCACTAAGGGCGGAGCCAAGACCGCAGAAGGATGGGACGAATGGGAAGCTCGTGCAAAATCTGCGCATCCTATTCGTTGGTGGCTAGCCGAAGAAGGCCTCGACTATCTTCAAAAGTTTGTGTTTTATATTCCAGATAAAATTCATGCTATCAAGTATTATGTCAATAATCGGTGGGTTACTCGTACTCATCAGCTTACTGCTCATGCTCGCGATATCAAGCCTGGTGATTGGTGTGACGTGGGTAATAGGTTTCTTCCATGCTTGTTTAATGAGCTTGTGGACTTTGTTGAAGTCGAACTAGCTTGGTGGCACATCGCTTGGGACGACGAGGCTAAAAAGAAGTACCAAGCACCGTTTTGGTCGAGAGGCTGGTTCCGTTGGAGGACCTGGCGTTGCCCGCAGGCTGGTTTGGACAACCTTGACTGGCAAAGCAAACTCGTTTGGAGAGAAGAAGAATGTGAACCAGGTAGCCCAAATGTCGGCAAGCCTACTTACCAAGCAGAAAAGGCTCTAGAAATTCTGGCGCTATACAAGTGGTGGACTGAAGTTTACCCTAACCGTCCAGATCCTCACGATGCTGGTGGCTGGACAGAATACTGTGACCGCAAGCGTGAAGAAGGTGGAAGTTTTATGGCTGAACCAAAAGATCCAGAACTTCGTGCTTTTGGCGACACTGCTCTTAAAAAGACCCACGAGATCGAACAAGCATACGAAAAAGAAGATGAGGAAATGCTCATCAGACTGATCAAAATTAGAAACTCACTTTGGACTTAATATGAACGAAAATGAAAAACCTGAAAATCCGGAAGACCTGAAAGTGGTATTTGCACCCGGTTGTTTCGATAACTTTGAAGGTACTCAAGAAGAACTTGACGAGTTGATTGCAGAAATTAACAGACTAGTATCCTCTGGAGAACTTTTTGAAAAGGCAGTTCCTATTGATGAGCTGTCTGACGAGGAGCTTCGAGAAATTGCAGAGGATATTGGTCAAGCTGATAAACGAAATCTGCAATGACAGCTTCTAAGAGTCCCCAACGACATAGCTTCCAAAAAGAAGGATATGTCAGGCGCTGCCAGGAAAAAGGTGAAGAGCCTAATCAAGACTATTTGAACATGTTTCAAAAAGTTCTAGAAGAACACAATCATAAGTTCGATAATCCTGAAAGCAGAAAAGACAATCTTGAATGGGACCTACTAACTACAGATTGGATCCTTGAAAAGGCAAGATCTAATACTGCATATGCTCAAAATATCTATGCTGCTCTGTGCAACAACGACTTTCAAAAATTAGATGTTATTCCGATCCTAACTGAAAAGACTTGGGGGTGTTCCTGGAGATACGCAGGGGGCATTGTTGCTGACATGCGCCAAGAAGGTGACTATATTGATTGGTACTGTTCTGGTATTCGTGACTCTAGTGGTGACGAGGAAATCAATAAACACTGGGACGGTCGAGGATACGTACCTGAGGGTAAGATAACCGAAGAGATACGAGCAGATTTTCAAAAGTTGGGGTGGATGCCCGCTAAAGGCGGAGATTGGGAAAAATTTGAGTAAACCTATTGTCCTAAAAGAACACCAGTGGAACAAACTGCGAGAGCGCCTTAAAAAAGACTACAACCCAAGTGTAATACTAATTCGTGACAAGATGCGTAAAACATTGGGGTTCGTAGATCGTGCGCATCGCTATTATACAGAGCAGGATGGATTTACGTTCCAAATCTGTTTAGACTTTTACGACGAGCCCAAACGAACTATGTTTATACTCAAATATAGTGAATATTTGGATAGTGCTCCTATTGACTAACGATCACTTCGGTTGTATAATATAAGTAATCATAGCAAGGAAAAGACATGGCCACAGTCGCAGGTGTTAAAATCAAACCGAAATCCAAGCGAGAGTCAACTCGCATTACTTCCCAAACTATTCGAGAAAATGCCAAACGAGACAGGAGTCCCAAATGGGATGACGCCGAAACGTGGGATAGCGAAACATTTAATCGGCATTTTCGAAATGCAATGACTTTCTATCGACTTGAGAGTTCTGGCAAAGAACTTAAGAGTAAAGTTATTGACTGGATGGGTCGAAACGGCTACGATAAAGACACTATCAAAGCATTTAAGGATACTAAAGATAGCAGATGTGGGCTAACTATGGGTGCAGTTGCTGCATGTTTAATTAAAGGCATGCCGTCAGTTCATCCTGGATTCAACAATGGACGAGACACTGCTACTTGGTTAGGTGCTGAGATATCCAAGGTCATCGAGCAAGGTGCTGACGATGAAATTGATTCTGATGAACCAACTAAAGTAAACAAAACAGAAGAGTACACTCCGTCTATTCAAGATAGACTGCGTGAAGCAGCAGGTGCTATGAGTGAAGAACTCGATGCTGCAATTGACAGTTTCATTATAGACCCAGACTCTTTTAATCCTAAAGAAATTAAAGTGATCAACCTTCTTAAAGGTAAAGGTGCGAAGGCAGCGCACTCTAGGATCATTAAGAGTTATTTTCAAAGAAACTATGATCAATTGCTAGAACTTGCGAGCGGAAATGCAGACGACCAATTGAGAGAAGCGTATAGGCATTTAGCTAGAAAGAATGTCAAGAAGTTAATAGAATTCTATGAGTCTATAATGACTGCATGTGAGCAAATTGCAGCAGAACAAAAGGTTCTGAAAAAGCCTAGAACTGCTAAAGTCAAACCTGCAGAGGATCTAGTTAAAAAGTTAAAGTTCCAGTTAAGCGACACTAAACTTGGAATTACTAGTGCGCCACCCGCATCTATTATTGGTGCGCAAGCGGTAGTAGTATATAATACTAAAACTAGAAAAATTGGCTACTACATTGCTAAAAGCAGTGCAGGGTTAGCAGTCAAAGGTACTAGCTTGCTGGACTTTACTGATAAATCTGTTCAAAAAACTTTACGGAAACCACCAGAGCAAATTAAAGAGTTCAAAGAACAGAATACACAGAAGAGATTTGAAACTTGGTTTGCAAAAAACGTAAAGACAACAGAAACTGCCCTTAACGGAAGATTTAACGAAGAAACTATAATTTTGAAAGTGTATAAGTGAAAACTATACTATTTTGGATTGGAGCGGTGTTTGCCGTAATTGGCATGGTGACGGTTGCACTAATTATAGTTATATCAGTTCATGAATCTTCGGAAGAAATTATCTACGATTGTGAACTCATCGAGATGCTGCCGAATGTTCCAGATGATGTGAAAATAGAGTGTAAAAAATTTCGACCATCAAAGTTTATTAGCGTTTAAGGAAAAGTATATGGCAAACGAACGAGCAAAATACTTGAATAGTCGCCGCCGTCTAAAAGATGAAGCCGCAGTTAAGCGACAATTGAGGATTGCCAAACAACACGGAATAGACGGTTACCAAAATAAAACCGTTAAACAGCCCCATCGTCTTCATAAGCGTAAGGCAATGGACTGCGGTAATCCGGAATGTTTCCTATGCGGCAATCCACGTAAAACACACAAAGACAAGCTAACAGCACAAGAAAAAAGACTTTTCCAAGACCTTGACCACACTACAGACAAACACAGTAACGGATTGAACAATGACCAAGAAGATCTACTATGAAAAAGTTGGGCGTCGATATGTGCCCGTTTCTGAATACGACTCTCACCTAATGGATGGGTTACCAAAAGGCAATCACCTAATTAGTGTTTATCCGGGAGGACAGTCCACTCGGTACAACGTAGATCCAGCACATGCGCCTCTTCTTGCAGCAAGCAGAGTAGCAGAAGATGCGCTGGCTAAGGCACTTGTCAGGGCAGGTGAATTGCGACTACAGCGGCAGGATCGAGAACGAAAACTTACGCCAGAAGAAAAAGCTGCGTGGGACAATTTGGTAAGCGTATTTGGCGATAGTGCCCGTCAACTCGAATGGCCTAGCGCAAGGGAAGTTGCCGAAGCGGGTGTAAAGGCTTTACAAGACGAAGCAAATATGCTATTATCTAACGAAGCAGTACGCAAAGCGTACGAGCATCTCGTCTTAGTTTGTAAACTTACCCAAGAGGCAAAACATGATCACGCTTAAAGAATGGATGGAACTAGTCAACTACCGTATTACGGAGGGCAGCCCATACGGTTGGGACTGCTATGGCCCCAATACGCACATGCTTGACAGTTGGAACGGTGATCAAGATGGCTACAGCTTTACGATCGTTTTTGATACTAAGACGCAGGTTGTATATGAAGTGCAGGCACACGACTACGTCAACAATCGTGCCTACCGTGTAATCAATCCCGAGTACAAGGAGCAGTATGTCGCTCATGCTGCTAGCATGGGTGAACACGCTGACCAAGCATGGGACGATGTTGACTATGTGGATCTTGAGGTTGACGACGACTTTATTCAAAAAGCATTGGCTATTCGAGACGGCAAGGACTATGACACTCGTGTTAGCATCCCTGTCGACTTTACAGATGCAGAACTACTCAAGTACATGAAAATGGCTCACGAGCGTGACATGACGTTTAACGAGTTTGTTGAGGAAGCTATTCGAGCTGCTATTGACGATTTCAATCGTGATCCAGAAGGCATGAAGGCTCGTGCCAAAGCATGGAAAGACGAGCATGACGCTACCTGACGAACGATATCGTGCAGTAATGTGGGCCAGCAGGTTTTTACAGGATCTAGCCCACGACCGTAATAAGTATCCCCGCATTCCAAAAGCTGTTAGGCAAGAAGCTTATAGTATTCTACGCCACTACCCTAGTGAATGGGATATGCAGAGAGCTTCTTCCGGTACTCCGGAAGTTTTTCAAGAGCGCATGGAACCACTATATCGAATGATTAAACAACACGAACAGGATAAAAACGATGTACAGTAAAGAAGAATACGAAGCGTTCGCCAAACGCATGGAGGAGAACTATCCTGAAATGTTCTCTAAGCCTTACGGTGGCTTTGCTGTAGGTCCTGGATGGTGGCCTATTATTGAAGTATTGTGTTCAAACATCCAACGTCACACTAATTTCTGGAACAAGAATCACGAAACTCGCCCGGTTGTAGAACAGGTTGTTGTGCAACAAATTAAAGAAAAGTTTGGTGGACTACGGTTTTACCACACAGGCGGTGATGATGCTATTCGCGGCATGGTTCGAATGGCCGAATCTTGGGCAGAGATAACATGCGAAGAATGTGGCAAACCTGGCAAGAGCCGTAGGGGAGGTTGGATTCGAACACTTTGTGATGAACACGAAGCCGAACGTCAAGCCCGAATGAAAGAACGTTTTGGAGATGAAGAATGAAAATAGGCCTCAGCTACAGTCGTTGTTTGAGAGATATCATTGATGGAAAAGTTGACATTGCCGATGTGCTAGTTGTTATTTCTCGTACAGACTTTGATCCACGAGATGATAAACAGTGGAAGGGTATTTGGGCAGGTTACGGTGGAGGCACAGATAATCGCGTGTGGGTCAACCCCGAATGGTACGGGTACGGTGACGAGTACGAAGACCGCTTTCGCAGTGTGAGTATTGAACTTTACGAGTCTGGCAAATTCCATCAACCTCGCCAGTTCGGTGCCCGTCCTACTAAACATAGACACTATTGGCTCGAAACTGTGCTACCAGTTGATGAACTTGAATCCAATCCTACTATCAAACGAGCCTGGGAAAACTTTCAAGTGGTCGCTGGATTGGCCAATACTAAACTTGTGCCGAGTGCAGGCGATGACCACTAATGCTTTCATTTTTAGTTGGGACATGTATGGTATTGAATCTATTGTCCCAATCACACAATACGAACATCAGGATAAAATAAATCTCATGCGTATCCTCAAGGAGGAGAAGACCGAGAGGAATCCGCTTGACGATATTGTTAGAATGCTTATACTTAGAGCAAGGTTTAATCCTCAGCGTCATTACGAAATTTATGCTGTGGATTGTGATTCCAGTCTTGATGAAGAGTTTTGGCGTACACAGTGGGCAGAAAACCCGCAGTTTACGGCTGATCTAATTCGAGAGCGAGGTCACAAACTATACAGCGACAGACAAACAAAACAACCAGTTATAACTTAAAGGAAAATTATGCTAGTACCAATGGTAATTGAAAAGACAGGGCAGGGCGAACGTGCGTTTGACATTTTTAGTCGGTTGTTAAACGAGCGCATTGTATTTTTGAATGGCCCGGTTGACGATCATTCAGCTAACTTGATTGTTGCACAATTGCTTCATCTCGAAAGTCAAGATAGCGAAAAGGATATTCATTTCTACATCAATAGTCCGGGAGGACTAGTCACTGCTGGACTGAGCATCTATGATGTTATGCAATTTATCAAACCCGACGTTGCTACGTATGTTATGGGTCAAGCAGCATCAATGGGGTCGTTTTTAGCGCAAGCCGGGGCTAAAGGCAAGCGTTATGTATTGCCCGAATCACGCACAATGATTCACCGTGTTAGTTCCGGAACTCCAGGCACTCGTGGATCCGTTCATGTCCAAGAACTTCAATTTGAGGACGCAAAACGCACTTACGAAGAAAGCCAACGCATCAATAAACGACTAACAGAACTATACGTAAGACACAATACTGCGGGCAAGACTTATGAAGATATGTTTGAGACTATGAAGTTTGATACATTTTTAAGTGCTAAGGAAGCAGTCGAATGGGGACTTGCTGATAAAGTTGTCGAGAACAGATAATGTAGTATTTTTATCAACTCCGGTAACGCAATAAATAATTGTGTGTTTCCGGAGTTGCTTTGGCTATAATAGACGAATATATTGAGATTTTGTTAAAATTAAATAGAGAAAGAATACTTTGGCTTATAATTAGTGGTTTTGTTTGTTTTAGCATTGTTGTTATTCTTTTTGAATTGCCGAATATTCAAAATTTAAGAATAGTATGGGCATTCGTTATCACTGGCATCATTATGACAGTTGTATGGTGGTACTGGACAATGATGCTAATCAGAAAAATCCTCCAACTAAATTTAATAGAACGGAAGATAATAGAAGAAATTCTCTCCGACATTGAAGATCTACGAAAAATAAAAAAATAGCATTAAGACTTTTTATTGTCTAAATAATCACGTATAATAAAAAAGCGGCCTTCGGCGTCACCCCGCTTTACAAATTCTGCCGCCTATGTTAAAATTAATATAGGAGATCAATTATGACACCAATAACATATAGATATACAAGCACAAAGGAATATGTCGATGCATTTCCATGTGCCTACCGTCAGTGGCGTGCTGACAGTCACTGTAATCTTATCCATGGTTACAGTTTTTCAATGAAGTTCTACTTTGGGACTAACGACCTTGATGTTCGCAACTGGGCTGCTGATTACGGCGGTCTAAAGGAACTAAAGCGAGTTCTAGAAGATCAGTTCGATCATACGTTAATTGTAGCTCAAGATGACCCAGAGCTTGAAACATTCAAATTGCTTCAAGAAAAGAAAATGGCTAAGATTGTAGTGCTACCAAAACTTGGATGCGAAGGACTTGCTGATCAACTCTACAAATATGTAAACGGCGTTTACATACCCGAATATTGGGGTCCTGGCGAAGCAAATAGACTTTGGTGCTATCGCGTTGAAGTTCGCGAAACACAAGCAAATATGGCATTCAGAGAAGGTCACCGCGAATGGCGTGAGGACTTGTTCGCATAATGTTAGAAACTATTTGTGATATTTTAACAGACGCCTATAAGCGTAACTGGATCACAAGTCGTGATGGCAATGTAAGTATTCGTCATCACGACAGAGATCACTTTTACATTACACCTAGTGGCGTTCGTAAGCAGACTCTGCAACCAGACCAATTTAAGAAGATTGGTATTTTTCCCAGCAAAATGTTGTGGCAAGATTTGCCATACACTGACATCAGTGCAAACTTAAAACCGTCTGGAGAACTTCCGTTGCACTTTGGTCTTCAACGAGCGATGGGTCAGCACAGTCACGATGTTCGTGTTGTTGTTCATGTACATCCTACCTACTGTGTTGCGGCCATGCATGCCGGTATTCAACTTAACGAGTTGGTCAAGGACTTTCCTGAACTAAGTCGCTACACAAAAGTGGCTCCAAACGTAGGTGATGTTCCTCCTATTAGTCAAGAGCTTGCAGATCAGTGTTTTGATAAGTTAGAATTAGATGAGTATGGAAACATCAGCTACGACATTGTTGGTATTAAAGGACACGGCGTTGTAGCAATTGATACTAGTCCGTGGCGGGCTTATGAGCATATCGAACGGCTAGAGCATATATGTAAAATTGTTTTGGCATCTAAAAACTATGAGTAAAAAAGTAGCAGTTATCGGAGCAGGAATTACAGGTGTAATGGCTGCTTATTATTTGGCTAAAGCAGGACATAAAGTAACTGTTCTTGAGCAGGAATCATATCCTGCTATGAGAACAAGTTATGCAAATGGTGGTCAAGTCAGCGTTAGTAACAGCGAAGTTTGGACTACTTGGAGTAATGTCAAAAAAGGCATCAAGTGGATGTTTCAAAAGGACGCTCCGTTGCTGATCCGACCCACACCCAGTTGGGCAAAGATTAAATGGATGGCTAGGTTCTTAAAGCATACCTTTGCTGGCGACTATGGCAGAAATACTGCCGAAACTATTCGACTAGGCTTAGAATCTAGACAACTTTATAAGGAACTTATTGAGGAAGAAGGAATAGAATTCGACCAAAGTTTCTGCGGCATTTTACACTTCTATAAAGATGACGAGTATTTTCTTGCCGCGCAGTCTGTAAAAGAACTCTACAATGCTCACGGATGCGAGTGGGATATTTTAACACCCATGCAATCAGTGAGCCTAGATCCTGCATTGAACGATTTAGACGATCTAGTTGGCGGGGCGTGGACTCCGGGTGATTGGACTGGAGACATACATAAATTCTGCGTCGAACTTGAAAGAGTCCTTAAAGAGAAGTATAACGTAGAATTTTGTTTCGATGTTAAACTTGATCGAGCAATGACTGAAGATCTTTTAGAAGAGTTTGAAGAGATCGTAGTGTCTGCAGGTGTCGGATCAGTAGAGATAGCCAAGTACTTTGGCGATAGCTTGCCAATCTATCCAGTTAAAGGGTACAGCATTACTATCAATGTTAAACCTGAAGATATGAAATATGTTCCCAAGGTTAGCCTGCTTGATGATCAAGCAAAGATTGTTACTAGCACACTAGGCAATCGGTTCCGTGTTGCAGGAACTGCCGAACTTGCTGGAGAGAACTACGATATTCGCAGAGATCGGATTGAACCTTTGCTACGCTGGGTGCGAGAAAACTTCCCAAATCTAGATGCTAGCAACTACTCAAGCTGGGCGTGTTTGCGTCCCATGACGCCTAACATGATGCCCATAATTAAAGAATCTAGAAGTACACACGGGGTATACTATCATACTGGACACGGGCATTTGGGTTGGACATTGAGTCCAGCAACTGCTAAAGAATTAGTGAGATTAATAAATGGATAATCAAGTAAAAGAAGTTATGGACATTCTTCAAGAAGAATGTGCCGAGGTAATCCAAGCAGTGAGCAAGATTAGTCGATTTGGAATTGACAATCAAAAGCCTGGGAATCCGAAAACTAACCGTGAACACTTGGAAGAAGAATTGGGCGACATGTTAGCAATGATCGATCTTCTTAAAGAAATGGGTGTGGTGTCTGAGAATAACCTAGACGCTGCCAAACATGCTAAAATAGAAAAATTAAAACAATGGTCAAACATTTATGGCACAATATCTAAATGATAAAGATTGGTTGGAAAAAGTAAGCATTGCATATGCTGCTTATAAACAACAACATGAACGATCACCATGCGTCGAATCATTCATTTCGTGGCTGTATAAGCAATACGGCATTATAGAACCAAAGGATAACGAATGAAAAAAATTTTAGTAACAGGCGGCGCTGGCTTCTTAGGAAGTCATCTATGTGACAGGCTTGTAAATCAAGGACACCATGTTCTTTGCGTTGACAACTACTTCACAGGAAGTAAACAAAATATAGAACACTTGCTAGACTATAAGAATTTTGAAGTTATCAGACAAGATGTTTGCTTTCCACTATATGTTGAGGTTGATGAAATTTACAATCTAGCATGTCCCGCAAGCCCCTACTACTACCAGTGGGATCCTATTCAGACCATGAAGACCAGTGTGTTGGGCGCGTACAACATGCTAGGGCTGGCCAAGAGAACTGGTGCTAAAATACTACAAGCAAGTACTAGCGAAGTTTACGGTGATCCGCAGGTACACCCCCAAAATGAATCTTACTGGGGCAATGTAAACCCTATTGGAATCCGCAGTTGCTACGACGAGGGTAAACGTGCTGCCGAAACGCTGTTTATGGATTACTACCGTGTTCACGATGTAAAGGCAAAAATTGTCAGGATCTTCAATACATATGGACCAAGAATGGCAAAAAATGATGGGCGAGTGGTTAGCAACTTCATTGTACAGGCGCTTCAAGGGCGCCCAATTACAATTTATGGAGACGGTACGCAAACTCGAAGTTTCTGCTACGTTGACGACTTGTTAGATGGTATGATGGCTATGATGGATTACTCTGATGATTGCTACATTGGCCCAGTCAACATTGGTAATCCGGGAGAGTTTACAATGTGGGATTTGGCTCATAAGGTTATAGAATTAACTGGAAGTAGCAGTGAAATCCTACAACAGCCACTGCCACAAGATGATCCAAAACAAAGACGGCCTGATATTGGTGAAGCAAAAAGAGTGCTGAACTGGGAGCCAAAAATTGATTTGGAAACTGGTTTAATCAAAACAATTGACTATTTCCGTAAGATCATGTAAAATAACTTTATATTGCATAAGACTATGACTCAAATCAATTTTTCCAATCAAGAACTGTCAATAGAAGACAAATATCATCTAGTAAAGTCTTTTCTAGATGAGGAACTATGCGCTATCGAAATTGGCGATGCAATTATACATTGCACATTGCGGGATGATTTTTTATCAACAAGTGCATCAACACTAAAAGGTGATATCACATCAATCAGTGACGATTTAGAAAATCTTGCAGTGTGGAATTTGAAAAATACTGCATGGCAAGTTATCAAAGTCGATAGCATTCAATCTATTCGAAAACTACCCACAAAGTGGGAAATTACTGTAGAAGAAGATCCAGAAACTGGAGAGTTAATACTTCCTTTGCCCGCTGATCTGCTCGATATTCAAGGTTGGGTTGACGGTGATTCTCTTGAATGGATCGACCACCGTGACGGTTCTTGGAGTGTTCAAAAAGCAAATGACTCCGAAACAAAAAAGATCTGAAATTAAACGAATTTTATCTCTCCTCACTGATAAGAATCGATTAATTTTCAAGCGTATGTACTCACATACCGATTTAGAAAAAGATATTAATCTGGTAGTTGACGAGATGCCTGCGAACAGATTATCGTGGGCGCTAACACAGTGCCAAAATAGCTACTACTCTCTTTTTAGAAAAATCAAAAACTCCTCAGAAAGACCCCACCAATGATCAAACGAATTGGCTTTGCGTGTAAAATTTCGTCCTTTGACCCGGACAAAGGCATCGTTGCGATCCCAGAATACAATTCGAAAGGCACAACAATTTCATGGCTAAATAGACAGACAAAAGATGCCGCTGTAGAAAAGCTGTGGGAACTAATGACCCACAATATTACGGCAGCAAAAAATGCTGTAGAATATGTTGGAAATCTGGAAGAAAACCTTAGACTATTTCGATTGGGCAGCGATATACTTCCTGCGTATACTGAGTCAAGCTGGAGCTGGTTTTGGCGGCTTCCCGATGTGCGAGCCTATTGCGAAAGAGGACTTGGGCAAGTTGGAGATTTGGCTCGCAAGAATAATGTTAGGCTGTCTTTTCATCCTGGCCAGTTTACTGTCTTGGCAAGTGATAACCCAGATATTGTAAATCGTAGCATCGAGGAGTTTGAATATCATGCAGACATGGCCCGCTGGATGGGGTATGGTAAATCGTTTCAAGACTTTAAGATCAACGTCCACATCTCGGGTCGAGAAGGTCCAGCCGGTATCCGAAGCGCATACACCCGACTATCCCCAGAAGCCCGTAACTGTATTACCATCGAAAACGAAGAAAACGCATGGGGACTAGATGATTGCCTTACTCTATCTGATATTCTTCCAATTGTTTTGGACCTACATCATCATTGGGTACGAGAAGGAGAATACCTGGCGGCATCCTCGGAGCAAGTTCAGCGGGTTATTGATAGTTGGCGCGGTATTCGCCCTGTTTTACATTTTAGTACTTCACGTGAAGATTGGCTTGTTAGTCATTGCACTAATACTCTTCCTTGCCGCGAGAGCTTGATTGAAAGTGGAATTAAAAAACAAAAACTCAGAGCGCATTCTAATTTTTGCTGGAATACCGCAGCTAATGATTGGGCCTTGAGCTTTTTGGATACCCACGATATAATGGTCGAAGCCAAAGCAAAGAATTTAGCATCGACAGCATTATACAAGTATGCTGGATTATAATATATCTTAATAATACTTCAAAGATAAAAAAAGGGCCACTAGGGCCCTTTTTTACTTCTTAGCACGTGGTTTCTTAGGTGCTCGTTCTGCTTTTGTCTTAGCAGCCTTCTTTCCTTTTGTTGCTGTCTCTGCTTTTGGAGTACGTGGTTTACGTGCTTTTTTTGCAGGTGCCGCTTCTTCTGTAGGAACAGATTGGACGACAGGAGCAACCACAGGTTGTGCTACTTCGACAACTGCTGGTTCTGCTGCCTTGGGCTGTGCTACTTCTTCTGGTGCAGGAGTTTCTGTTTTTTCAGGATTACCTGCACTTTGAGTAGTATCAGCCGCAGGTGTTCTTAAAAAGAACCACCAAACAGCTAATGCTAAGACTGCAATAATTAATAAAATTTCCATGGTTTTTTCCTTTAATTAAAGTACCATATATTTAATATTGTATTTTAATGGACGCACAAAAAACGGTCTAAAATTACTGCCCCACTAAGGATAAATAGCTCTATAGAGATCTATAGAGGAAATCCATGGCTAGACAAGAGATTAATATAGGCGGACAAGCTAATGACGGCACGGGCGATAGTATCCGCGAAGCATTTAATAAAGTAAACCAAAACTTTTCAGAAATATATGCTGGCGGCATCGGTGGTACTGATTTAGGTCCCCTTGAAAACAGAGTTAGTGAAATAGAGAACGAATATACCATTTCACTCAACCCGGATTTTTCAGTAAGCGGAATTACTCGAATAGATAACGCCGTTAGTATTAATGCAGTTCCGTTCACCGAAGATTCATTTGTTATAAAAATATCATCTAGTAATGGCGAACTCACCGGAGTTAAACCATTCATTTTAGATAATGGGATTGTAAAACTGCGGCCTAAGGATATTGTATCAACCAACAACGTTCAAAATCGAGCAATTACTCACGCCTACAATGCCGAAACAAGCTTCAACCAAACTGGCCCTGGCATTACTGCCACATTCTATAATACTGTTACTAATATCGTATGCCCAGCTGGTTCTAAACTGGTGACTATAGGCTTCGGGGTATCGGATTTGAATACTACCACTAACTACACTTCAAGCACTGTAGTAGTGCCAATAACGAATATATATTCTATAGACACTGATGGGACCTACTCTGTTACTGCGAGTGTGACCCTCACTAGGGCGGATTCTGTATTTCAAGGATTTTTAACCACCACTGTATTAGTCTTAAAGAGGTAACACTAGAATGAATATTGTAATTAGTAAAAAAAGAATCGGTGATATACCAGACTCTGTTCAATTAGATAGTGATGATAATTCTGTTAAATCAATCGCCATATCTCTATTCAACAAACACACTGGATTATTGGAACACGCTTATTCGGGGCCTTCTATTTCAGAACCTGTTGCATCCGAAGATCAAATTAAAGTAGACGGGTTTTATAGAGACTCTTACATAACACTATCGGGAGATATTAAATCTACACCTAGACGTCCAGGTGCATTTTATATATTCGATAGATCGCAAGAGGCGTGGGTTTCTGTTGAAACACCAGAAATAAAAGCAGACAACATTAGGAAACTACGTGATGGCTTGCTTGCAGGTACTGACTGGACGCAGTTACCAGATGTTCCAGAATCAATGAAACAAAAATATATTCCCTATCGACAGGCGCTGCGAGATATCACACTTCAAGAAGGCTTTCCTGAGACTGTCATTTGGCCAGAAATACCTGCATAATTTATGAGCACGACTCCCGTTTGGATAACACCTGCAGGCTTGCTAACTACAGCAACCGAGCTAACATTTACGTCTACTAGTGTACTAGCAACCGGTACGAACGTAAAATATTCAGTTGCAAGTGGGCAACTGCCTGCAGGAATGTCATTTTCTTCACTCGGTATTATTTCTGGTACCCCGATGGCAGTGTCTAATACTGTCAGAAATGAATTTACTATTAGAGCAAGGAGTTTTCCATATTATTCAGACAGAACATTCTTTATCGATGTTCAAGGGTTTAGTAATGTTGGATGGGCCACACCTAGCGGTTATTTGAAGATCGGATATAATGGTGAACAATACGCAATAAACAAACAGTGGATAAACATTCAATTACTTGCCAACATCGGAAATGATCCTGTTACTTTTTCTCTTAAAACAGGTGCGTTGCCCGACGGACTTTCACTATCTGCAAGTGGAAAAATCACTGGATATGTGAATTCTCAGTTTATTGAAGATTTGCCGGAGATTTACGAATTTACAGCAACTGTATCTAACGGAACAATTTCATCAGATAGGGCATTCAAAATTGCACTGATACATCCAGACATGCTACGTGCAGATAGCTCTTTATATGACTGGGTATACGAGACCTTTACTGCTGACAACAATGTTGCAAGCATTAGTTACTTGCAACCATTGCAGTTTCTAAACGGAAATGACCTTGGCACCATAACACCAAGCACAAATCTTGTATCTATCCCCGTACAGGCGTACGATGCAGCACCAAATCGAGGCCCTGTTTCTTATAACATAGTTAATGGCTATTTGCCAGATGGCTTAACATTAAACACTAGTACTGGAATCATATCTGGTTACGCAAAACGAACGCCCGAATATACAGACAACTATCAGATATCAATTGCTGCAACTAAAACAGATTTAGAATCTTCTGCAACAGTAGTAACGTACAACGTATTTGACCTTAAAGTAAAAGGTAGATTTGAGTCGCCTTTACACTGGGTAACGTTGCCAAATCTTGGGACTATTGAAAAAGGAACAGTTAGCGAACTGTATGTTCGAGCTATAGAGAATGACAGTAGCGAAGGCATCAAATACAAAGTAATCGGAGGGGGCTTGCCTCCAGGCATAACCTTAAAATATGATGGCACTTTAGTTGGAAGAGTGTCCTACGATGCAATGGCGTCTTACAATTTCACAATTCGTGCCACAAATAAACTAAAGAGTAGATTTATTGATCGAGAATTTACATTATCGATAATACAGTCACAAAAACATTATTCCGAAATATATCTACGACCATTCTTACCAATTGATAAACGCTCTGAGTATAATGAATTTATCACTAATGAATCGATATTCGTACCCGATGCCATGTATCGATTTAATGATATAAATTTTGGAATTCAAAGAAACATGAAAGTAGTTCTTGAATTTGGATTAGAACAACTCTATCAAGAAGAATACTATTATGCGATTTTAGAAAACTTTTATAAAAAGAAGCTACAACTTGGAACTGTAAAAACTGCACAAGGCAAGGACTCTGCAGGCAATCACATATATGACGTAATTTACGTAGAAGTCGTAGACGAATTAGTCAATAATGCCGGCGAAAGTGTTAACAAAATTGTCTTATATCCGTGGACAAGAAACGAACTATACTACCCGGCAAGTATTGACAATATGAAATCTCAACTGAGATCCGTCACTTTGATTGACTATACTACAATATCAGTAAACGAGCGTATGCGCCCGAGATACATGAAATCATCAGGTAACACATACATAGCAGTAATGCCGCTTTGCTATACACTACCCGGTATGAGTGGAGAAATTGTTAGAAGAATTAAGAAAAGCGGGTTCAAATTTAATACTGTCAATTTTGAAATTGACAGGCTAGTAGTCTCAGATACGCTAGATAAAACCAAAGATAAATATATAAGATTTGATAGACAAGCTCTAGGAGACTTGATAGAATCGGATTCGTTTATCAGAGGTCCAGAAGGATGGATTCGACTAGACGACGAGGATGACCAACCTCTATTAAGAGAATAACATGACACGAATTACAAACCTGCCGCCAGTAACTACATTAACTAACCAACTACTTTTTCCAGTTGTTGACGTTTCTCAATCTCCAGATAGGACACGATCTATAACAGTAGCGCAGTTAGTTTCATTAATTGGTAGTGGTGGAGACATATTAGAAACTGCAAACACTGCAACCAATATTGCAGCAGGTGCTGAGGGCCTGATCCCGTTCCAATCTAGAGCTGGCAGAACTACATTTGATACCAGATTTAAGTATACATCTACAACTGGAGAAATAGGTGTACCTTCGTTTCGACTAGGGGCCCAGTTGTTAGGTGATACAATAACAATTACTAGCGGCGATTCGATCCTAGGCACCGTTAATAATAGTGGTGGTCAATTGACAATATCTACTACCACGTCCACGGCTGACCTTAGACTAGGCAATACTATAAATGTTCAAGAATTTAAGGGTATAGTCATTTCACCAGTGTCTGGAAACGTGTTAATTAATTCAACACAAACTGCAACTTCGCCGAGCACAGGTGCACTTGTAATAAAAGGTGGATTAGGTATTGACGGAAATGTGTATGCAACTGGCAGCATATTCGGCAATACTCCTTCAGATAGAAGGTTAAAAGAGAACATAACTCCTATTGAAAATCCGTTAGAACTAATATCTCGAATTACAGGAACTCGATTCGAGTGGGTAGATTCGTACATTGAGTCCCTAGGCGGCGAGGACGGTAATTTTATCAAAAAACAAGATATCGGTGTAATTGCACAAGATGTTGAACTAGTTTTACCAGAAATAGTAGGAACAAAAATCGATGGGTTCAAAACTGTCAAATATGAAAAACTAGTACCGGTGTTAGTTGAAGCTGTTAAGGCTCTAATGGCCGAAGTCGACGATCTTAGAAATACGCTATCAAAACTGCAATGAGCCTGTATAAATATTAATTTAAGTAACTTGGTACCAGAACATGAGTCGTGCATCCTTATTAGAAATCTTATCCACCCCGTTAACTAATCCTACAAATCTAGAAACTCGATTTGTAGTAGTCCACAACGGTGTTGAGCAGACTATCACACCCGCAGTAGTTGTTAGTTGGTTGGGAAATCTTCAAGGACCTGTTGGACCTCAAGGTCCGAGGGGTGCTACGGGCCCGACAGGTCCGAAGGGTGCTACTGGTCCGACAGGTGCTACTGGTCCGACAGGACCGACTGGTGCTACA